CTGTCCTGTGGTGTGCCCTGTGCCTTGCCTGCCCTGCCTGTGGTGCGTCTGCGTAGTGCTGTGGCTGTGGTGTGTGGGTGCGTCCTGCCCCTGCTCTCCCTGCCCCTGTGGGTGTGTGCTACGGTGCGCCCCTGTACCTCTGTGCTTTTCCTGTCTTTTTTCTGGGCATAATACCTGCCCCATATATGGGTGTGTTATATGTGGGCCTTATACACTCCCTATATGCGTGCCCTATTTTTTAGGTTTGGTATTTATAATCCGTTCTGCACACACAGTAAAAGCCGGCCCTTGGATTCCGAATGTGGATTTCCAAAAGTCGGCTTGAATTTTCGATGTTCTTTTTTTCTTTTGCGGAATTTTTCCCAGTAAAATTTCCAGCTTGATATTTCCGTGATTATTTTTACTGATTTTTTCTACGCTCTATACTGCGTGGGTCTGAAAAAGTCGCCAGGATATACCCGATGATTTCATTCTGGACATGGTTCGTAAATACAAAATATCCACGATGAAATTCCAGTAGTCCTTCTCTGGATAATTCGCTTTTAATCTTCTGAGTTATCTTTTCCCATGATCCATCTTCGATGTCTCTCTCTTTATCGTAGTATCCGCCATACATTGCGCTTTCAAAATAGGCGAAGGCTTCATCACTCAGTCCTGCCAGTTTTCCTGCAAATCCTCGTTTCTGAATGTCTTTGTACATTCCGTACTCCAATGCCAGTTTGTACATATGCACACATGGCAGCTTGTTTTTCTTATAATCTTCACAGTCGCATCCTGCCATGGTGCAATGATGCACTTCCTTGGTATGTTTGTCCGTCATCGTTCCTTTGAATTTTAGGAAGCCTTTTTCTATCTTAACCTCTCCGATTCTGTCTCCGATGACTGCGTGTTTTAATACCGCCAATTGCGGCCCGTTTTTTGTATCTGTGTAATCTTTCAATCCCATATTGCTCCTCCTTTTAAGGGGTAGAATTTATCATCTGACAATAAGCTATTTTGTCAGTACAATTCTACCCCCCCCCTACTCCGAAGTCAAGCAATTTCAAGGCTTTGAGGGTTCTTGGGAGGAGGCGAATTCCTGTAAAATTGACTGTACTTTTTTGTATGTAAGCAGCTTGTCAATTCCTGCGTTGTAGTATTTGTTGCAAGGAGTCCTTGTCATGTTTGCTTCCTTGCACACCTGCTTCCAACTCAAACAGTCAATGTGTCTGTATTCCAGTATGCTTCGTTCCGTGGAATCCGTTGGTAAAAAATCCATGATCTTCATCACATTCAGCATGGTCTTTGCCATCTCTGCTTTCTGTGATTCGATTCTGTCCTCGATCTCCATCGCGCGGATGACCTGCGTTGCCGGTCCGTCTCCTACGCTGTTGGTCTGGCTGCGTGGCACTGGGGAGTATTGCATCCCCTTTGTGCCGAGCATATTTTCTCTGAAAGTACGAAGTCTGGCTTCCAACTGCTTCTTTTTCATCTTGGCATAATAATATTGTCCGAGGTACTGTTTGAGAAGCAGTTTTTGTTCTTCTACTTCATTTGCCATGCTGTCTGGTGTCATAGTTTTCCTTCTTTCTAATCCCTGGGTTTGTCCTCCGCAAGGAAGTATGCTTTTCCGCCGAGTATTCTTACCTGCTTAAGTACCCGGTCTTTGTTCTCCCAGTCTCGTATCTCTACTCCACGCTCCTGCAGGATATTAATCTGCATTTCAATGGACGATAGCATTGCCGACACCGGAAGCTGTCTCATTACCTGTGTTGCATCCGCCAGACTGGAATTCATCCCGAATGGCTTACGCTTTGGTTTACCTTTTGCCATTGTCTCCACCTCTTTTCCACCAGACTCCCCTTTTCATGCATTCACATCTCACGATGTAATACCAGAGTAAAAATCCGATGATTGTATCCTCGTTGCTCGGTCTGGTTGTTCCGTAGAACCACAATTCCAATCCCTGCCATAACATACCAATCAGCAACCACTTAAATGTCGCTTTCATGAGTGCGTACTCACGGATTTCGTTCTCGCTCATTTCTTACCACCTGCCATTTCATGGATTATTGTGCGAACGATATGACCGATTACCTTTGGCTCATCCCAGTCGTCCGGTCCGCTTAATATGCACCCGCATATCTTATGCTCTCCGAACTTCTCTACATTGAATGGGCAACCATCGCATGAGAGGTGTGTATATTCATAATCCGTTCCCTTGCCTTCGATTACCTCATGCTCATACTTCCTACAGATGGCCGCTGCTTCTGTCATGAACTTTGCCCAGTAGAATGCCCACTTTGCATTGATCGCCTTTTTGAATATCTTACTCTGCCTGCTGATTTTCTTTTTCAGTCTCATCCTCTGCCTCCTTTATTTCTTTTCCACACCACGGACAAAATTCCAAAGGTATTATTGCTCCTATTGTTCTATTTGGATCAATCGCTGTTTCGTGTCCGCAGTTCTGGCAAATCATTACACAACTTTCAAATTCGTCATTCATCGTTGCACTCCATTTTGAAGTTCCATTATCTTCGTTGCCAATGACATAGATTCATGGTCTTTCTTTGGATACTGCTGATATGTGGCATTACATACGCTGCTTTTCACATATTCTCTGTAGTATTTGTTTGCCAGTTCTACTGGGATATCCTTGTGCTTTCCGGTTATCGTCAATTTGCTTTTATCATCGTATTCTATAAAAATCTTCCACATGGTTTACCTACCTCTTGCTTTCAAAATCTGGACATTCTTCTCCATCATCGTACTCTGTATCACATCCGTATGCGTCTGCCATGAAGTTATCGCAGTGCCATCCGCTCAGATGTCCTGTTTCCCATGATGGTCTGTGGTGCAGGCAGTTTCCGCAGCAACACTTTTCATCATCGTTCATCCTGTACATCTCCTTCCCAGTTCCACAGTCCTTGCTTTCCCTTTGCCGGAATTGGCTTATTGAATAATATTGCATCTGCCATTACCCATGCGTATCTGCCGATGGTATAATCTCCGAATGCTAACTCTGCCGGATTCTCTCTTTGCAGTTTTCTCCGATAGGCTTCATCGATCTGGAAACAATCCACGAGATTTGCTTTCCCGATGATTGCTCCTGTTGGTAGTTTATTTACTACACCTGCGTCCTGGAAGTGCTTCAATTCTTCCATCGGGATATGTAGCAGGATTCCGCTGTGGTCTGTTTTGGCTGCGTGGATGAGGATTTCTCCACGATAGCTTGTTTTCCATGACCGTGTTTCGTTATGTTTCTGCCCAGTCGCCAATAGCGTTGCCCATGGTTGCCATACTGTTATTGCTTTCATGATTCTTTCACTTCCTTCTTCTGCATTCTTCTGTAATATGCCTTGATAATCTGTCTATATCTGCGCTTTGGCTTTTTGAGGATTATGATGTTGAGGTGTTCGTCAGACACCGCCATATCATTGACTGGCTTTATTTTTACTCTCATCTTCCGCTCACTCCCTTCTTTAAAGCGCACATGGTGCAGAGTCCTTTTGCTCCCTGCGCCTTGGCTACTTCTGCCAGTGGCAGTTCCCAACACTGTGCACCGCACTCCGGGCACTTGGTCAGCTTCCAGTCCTTGCGTCCTGTCGGCACATTTACCTTCAGCGGCATACAGTAATATCCGCCACGGTCAGTTGATTTTCTCGGTTCGATTGCTACTCTCATTCTGTTTGCTCCCTTGCTATTTCTGTGTCAGTTCCGGCAGCAGGATTTCTGCTACTTCCTTTTCTGAAGTGACAACTTCCGCCCTTCCGCCTGCCCTGCGGATCTGCTTTATGGTCTGTTCCTGCATCTTACTCAGCACCCCGATGAATGGCCGCTTGACCTCGAATCCGTAATACCTGCCATTGATGATGCAGGTAATGTCTGGGATTCCCTGTCTGGAGTACGGGCCGGCTGCTTCTTTCCATGCGATGGCATTTGGTGCGTTATCCTTTATCCAGTCAAGGATTTTCTTCTGGAAGTAACTTTCCTTTGGCATCTTCTCCCGGATGAATTTGTCGGCCGCTTCCCTGGTGCTTATGCCTTTGTTATGCTCTATGGTGTAGTCCTGCAATTCCTCATAGGTTCTGAAGGAGGTATAATCCAGTTTTCCTCCACGCATTACATGGCGGATTGCTTCCTCTGCTGTTGGGTCTGGATACCCTTCTGCGTTCTTTGCTGTCATTGTCTGCCTCCTTAAAATCTGGCGGACACTCTCCCTGTGATGTGGAGTTTTCCGTTTTTCTCTACTGCATTGAAGTATCGGTGTCCTTTTGCCACCTCTGCCGCCAGTTCGTCTGTGAGTGTGACGATTCTGCGGTAATTGCCGCCCTTGGTTGTGATAAGTGCTCTTTCTTTATCCCGCACTGGCTGATTGTTTGCTCCCATGACGACTTTCTCTACTCCATCTTCCACTATCAGTTTCGGTACTGCTTCAATTTTGATGATCATGTCTCTCCATCTCCTTTTCGATTTCTTCTTTATGTTCCTCGTAAACCCTGCACTCAGTACAGGGTTTTTCCGGTTCTACGCATTTGTCCGAAAGAATGATACAAAACCACGGCAGGCTTCCTTTGCGCTGCTTCTTGGCTCTGGCTTGCTCTCTCATCTGAGACAGCAGTTCCATCATGCTCATACTGGTGTCGCCTCCTCAAATACCGGGGCGGTTGCCTCCTGCATGGTCGGCTGATCTGCGTATTCCGCTGATCCGTTGTCTGCGTATGCCAGCTTGTTCCCCTCATTGTTTTCCATAAAGTGACTTGCCTGTGTGTCTGCGGAATGCAGTGCCCAGATCATCGGGTATCTGTCGATTGCATTGTTGAATGATAAGGTGTCGGCTTCGGTGTATCCCATGTGCCATCTGATTGCATATCTTTCTACTGGCTGAAGCTTCATATATTC